CCCGCAAGCGGGGAGAGGGAGACCGTCAGTTCGCCGCGAACTTCACCAGCTTGATCGCCTCGAAATTCTGCACCCCGCCGCCGACCCGCTTGGTCGTGTAGAACAGCACATAGGGCTTGGCCGAATAGGGATCGCGCAGCACGCGCACGCCGGTGCGGTCGACGACGAGGTAACCGGCGCGGAAGTCGCCGAAGGCGATGGAGAGGCTGTCGGCCGCGATATCGGGCATGTCCTCGGCCTCGGCTATGGCGAAACCGAGCAGCGAGGCCGCCTGCCCCGCCGAAGCCGGCGGACGCCAGAGATAGTTGCCGTCCGCATCCTTGAACTTGCGGATCTGGCCCTGCGTCTTGCGGTTCATTACGAAGGTGCCGTTCTGCCGGTGTCCCGCCTTCAGCGAATAGACCGTATCGAACAGCGTGTCGGAGGGGTTCGAGGCCTTGAAGGCTCCGGCTGCGCCCGTCGCGATGTAGCCGATATTGCCCCAGCTCCAGCTCGCGTCCACGACGGCCGTGTAGCCGAGGAAGCCCTTCGGCTTGTTGGTGCCGTCGCCGGAAACGAAGGCGGTGCCCTCCTGCTCGGCAAAGACCATGTCGATCTCCGAGGCGATCCACCCTTCCACGTCCACCGCCGCATCGTCGAGCAGCGCGGCGGTCGCCGCCGGCATGGCGTAGAGTTCCATGGTCGGGAAGGAGAGTTCGGCAAGCTGCGCATTGCCCGTCTGCGGCCGTGCGGCGGTTTCCGCCACCCAGCCCGCCGCCATGCCGCCCGTCGAAAACGGCTTCTTCAGTACCGTGCCGGAAACCTGGCGCACGGTCGCGAGCGCCCGGATCGGCGAGACGGCGGAAAGCCGGCGGCCGATCTCCGTGTCGGTCTCCGGCGGCACGAGATAGCCGCCGTCCGCCGCCGAGCCGACCGACATGGCCTTGCCCTCCAGCGCTCTCAGCGCGCTCTCGTCGCCGCGCCGCATATAGGCGGAAAAGGCCGCCTTGTGCTCGTCGGCCTCCAAGCTGCCCTCGCCGCCGCCGAGTGCCGGGCGCGCCTTCTTCAGCGCCAGCTGGTCGATGACGCGCTTGTGCTCGTCCATCGCGCGGTTGATGCGCTCCACCTTGTCGCGCGTCACCACGTCCGCCGTCAGTTTCTGCTCGATCTCGCCGAGCCTTCGGTCGTTCGTCGCCTTGAAGGCCTCGAAGGCCTCCATGAAATCATCGAAGGCAGCGGTCATCGTTTCCGGCACGGCCTTGATTTCCGGCGCAGTCCTGTGGATCTCCGTCATGTCTACCTCTTCGGTTGTTAGCGTTTCATCATCCGGGCCGCCCGGCGCATGATGCGCACAAGTTCGGTCTCCCGGTCGCGGAACCACCGCGCATTCTTCACGTTCGACACCCGCGCCGAGGGCAGCATGGGAAAGGTGACGATCGAGATCTCCCAGAGGTCGGCCTCCAGGATGCGCCGCACCCCGCTTGCCCGGTCGGTCTTCGAGCGCACGGTCTGGAAGCCGATGGAAAGCCCGTCGAGCGCGCCCGACTTCATGAGGTTCAGCACCTCGCGGGCCCGCGCCACGCCGGGCGAAAGCACGCCCTCGACATAGAGCCCGCGTCCGTCCTCGCGGATCGTCCGCCAGCGCCCGAGCGGTTCGGCCGGATCGTGCTGGAACAGCATGCGCACGCCGGAAGGTCCGCGCCTTTCGAGCGAGCGGGCAAAGGCACCCGGCGCGATCGCATCCTTGCCGAGGTCCACCTCGCCGAAGAGGCTCGCATAGCCGGAAAACACCCCGTCGCCGGAAACGCCCGCAAGCGTCAGATCGGCATATTTCTTCGTCCGCCAGACCGGCAGGTCGTCGGTGATCATGGTCGTCTCCGATGATGTGAAAGGGGGCGGGTCGGGGGTGGCAAAAAGGGAAGGAACCCCCTAGCGCCGCATCCGTTCGGCCAACCGCGCCAGCACGCCCAGTCCCCACCAGGCCGAAAGGCTCGCCGCCGCCGAGCCGGTCAAAAGCACCTCCACCGGGCCGAGATGGCCGGCAATGCCGAGCCGCACGGCGATCCAAAGCCCGGTCGGCCCGCCGAAAACGAGGCCGCAGGCAAGCCCGGTGAAGAACCGGCACGCCGCCTCGCGGCGGCTTTTGGGCAGGAGATAGATGAGCGAGACGGCCGCGCCCGCGGACGCGCCGATCAGCCGGGCCGTCCAGAGCCCGCCGTCGTTTCCGAAGTCAGCCATTGTTAAGCCTTTCAGATTATTATGGAAATCTTGGATATCGAGCCGCAGGCGGCCGAAAGCGCCGGCTTTCCGCAAAGGAAGGCCGGGCCGATCAGCGAGTCTTTTGAATCCCTTGCGGCGCGTCCTTCGCAAAGCGGGTCAAGGCTTTCACAGGTCGAGTCCGGCACTCTGCGAAATGATTCACGCTTGCCTTGCAGCCAATTGATTTGACTGGGAAAGGCCCGATCCCTCTTCCCTCAAGCGGAGAGAGGGACGTGCCCCACGAACGGCAGTGATCGGGGAAACCAGCGCGGCATATCCCTTAGTCCCGCAGCCAAAATAAAGGCGGCCGGCAGGCCGGATGAGGGGCAAGCCCCCGCTCCCTCAATACCCCACCGCCCGCCGCTTCTCCTCGTCCGTCAAGAACCCCGCCGCGCCCACCCGGGCCCACAGTTCCGAGCGCTCGTCCGCCAGCCCGCTCACCTGGTCGAGATCCGGCACCAGCCGCAGCCCGTCATTCGCCCCTTCGGAAAACCACCCCGCGAAGGCCGCCGCCGTGCGCTGCACCAGCGGCAGCACGGTCAGCCGCCAGAAGGCGCGGTTGGCCTCCTGGTAATTGGCATAGGTCGCATCGCCGGGAATGCCGATCAGCATGGGCGGCACGCCGAAGGCGAGCGCGATGTCGCGCGCCGCGCCGTTCTTCGCCGCGACGAAATCCATCTCGCGCGGGGAAAGCCCCATTGCCTTCCAGTCGAGTCCACCCTCCAGCAGCATCGGTCGCCCGGCCCGCGCGGGACCGCTATAGCCTTCCTCCAGTTCCGATTTCAGCCGGCCGTACTGGTCGGGCGTCAGGTTGCCGCCCTCCTTCGGCTGGTAGACCAGCGCACCGGAAGGCCGCGCCGAATTGTCGAGCAGCGCCTTGTTCCAGATGGCCGCCGCATTGGAGAGGTCGAGCGCCATGGACGCCGCCTCCAGCGGCGCAAAGCCGAGCTGGTCGTCGAGCGGATGGAACAGTCGCAGATGCAGGATCGCCTGCCCCTCGCCTGCGGGGTGCCGGCGTATATGCCCGCCCGCGCGGTATTCATAGGCCTCCGCCCAGCCGTCCCGCCCCTCGACGATGCGCACCCGGTCGGGCCTCAGCAGATGGAGTTCGCGCAGGCCGTCGCCCACCCGCACGCCCTCCACGAAGGCATTGCCGGACAGCAGAAGATGGCCGTAGAGCGTCTCGAAGAAATCTGCGCCAGCCTGGCGCCCGTTCGGCCGCGACAGCAGCAAGAGCAGCGGCTCGTCCGGCCGCTCCGCCTCGCCCTGATAGGCAAGCCAGGGCACGGAGGCCGCCGCTTCCGCGATCATGCGCACCGCCCGGTGCGCCACCGGGTTCTTCATGAATCCCTCGCGCGACAGCGAGGCATAGCAGCGGGACGACCAGTGCGCCCGCCCCTCGGCCGTCAGCGCGAAAAAGCCCGACGCCTTGGTCTCGGCAGGCCCTGTCCGCCGCCGCGAAAAAAAGGATGGTAGCTTCATCATGTCCTCGGTTGTTTACGAGGCCCAGTGAACGGCCGCCCCTCATCCGGCTGCCGCTCCTATTCCCCGCAGGCGGGGAGAAGGGCCATGTGGAAAGATTCCCTGTCCCTGAAAGGCCGATAGTTGAAGGAAAAGTTGCCTCACTGCCTTCGGCCCGTTTGCGGGGAGAAGGAGGCAGCCGCCGGATGAGAGCCAGCCGGTGAGGCCTACCCGCCCAGCGCCGACAAAAACGCCCGCCCGTAGCCCGCCACCTTCTCCGCCCGGTCGAGCCCGTTGACGATCCGCCGCGCACCGACCCAATCGGCCCGCACACCGGTAAAATGATCATCGAGCCGCTGCCCGGTAAACACCCCGCGCAGCATCCCGACGAACAAAATCTCGACGGACACCGCCATCTCCATCGCCCGTTCCGGCCGCGCAAGAAGGTCGATGCCCGTCAGCGCCGCCAGCCGCGCATAGTTGCGCCGGTGGGTGATCTGCACGAGCCCGCGCCCGAGCCAGCTCTTCCCCGCCGCGTCGCGCCGCCAGTACGGCGCGGAAACCTGCGGCAGCCGCCCGGCGGCAAAGGCCCGGTCCAGCCGGTCGATCGCCGCCGCATCCGTCGCCGCGAAAGTCTCGCGCACCGGCTGCAGGCGCCCGCCCGTCTCGTGATGGGCCGTCGCCAGCATATAGGCGAGGAAGCGCAGGTCCTCCGTCTCGCCGCCCTGCTCGAACCGGTCGAGCAGGGCCGTCAGCCCCGCCACCTGCGTCCTTGCCACTCGGCCGCCATACAGCGTCCCGCGCACTGCGTCGAAAAAGGCCTTGCGATCGATCGCCATCTCAAATCCCCCGCACCCGCGGCTCACCCATCCGCTCCAGCACCAGCGCCGTCAGCGCCCAGACCAACGCGTCGAGCCGGTCCGGCGAGCGCCCGGAGGACAGCCCGTCCGGCCCGAAATCGCACATCTGGTCCTCCAGCTCGGCAAAGGCGGCCGCATGGACCACCCGCCCCTGCTCGTAGAGCGCTGCCACCGGCTCTGC